ACATGTTAAATGTTTGGGATTCTGAAGGTATTAAATACGCAGAACCAAAACAAAAAATCATGGGTATTGAAACGGCAAGATCATCAACCCCAGAAATTGTCAGAAAGAAACTCAAGGAATGTATTTCGATTATTCTGAATAAAACAGAGGATGATCTTGTTACATTTGTTTCCGATTTTCGAGAAGAATTTTTCAAAGCAGAACCAGCAAAAATTGCATTTCCACGGAGCGTTAATAAACTGAAGGAATATGGTGACAAAGATCAGATTTATAAAAAAGGAACACCTATTCAAGTAAAAGGTGCTTTACTTTACAATCATTACTTGAAGAAGCTTTCTCTGACAAAAAAATATTCTAAGATTTCTGATGGTGAAAAGATTAAATTCATCTATCTGAAAAAGCCAAATCCTATGGGTGGATTTAAAGGTGATGATTGTGTTATTGCATTTCCAAATAAATTGCCGAAAGAATTTGGACTTGATGGGTATATCGACTATAATACACAATTCGAGAAAACATTCTTGGACCCTCTAATGATTATCTTAGATGTCATTGGATGGAAGCACGAAGAAACAAATACGTTAGAATCACTTTTTATATGAGGTAAAACATGACTGACTTTTTAAGCAAAATGATTAAATCTTCTGGTAATAAATTCGCATCAATCGTTGACGATGGTTTAGACGGAAGTGATGTTACTGGATTTACAGATACAGGTAGCATGATGTTCAATGCACTTCTATCTGGATCTTTGTATGGTGGTATGGCAAATAATAAGATTGTAGCATTGGCTGGAGAAGCAGCCACTGGTAAAACTTACTTTACCATTGGTATTCTCTCCAAGTTCCTTGAGGATAATCCTGAAGGTGTTGTGATTTATTTCGATACTGAACAAGCAGTAACATCTGATATGTTCAAGAGTCGTGGTGTTGATCCAAAGCGTGTGGCTGTATTTCCAGTAGCAACAATTGAAGAATTTAGATTCCAATCAATTAAAATTGTAGATGATTACCTAACAGAAGAAGAATCTGACAGAAAGCCAATGATGATCGTTCTTGATTCACTTGGTATGTTGTCTACATCTAAGGAAATCAATGATACGACTGAAGGCAAGGAAGTTCGTGACATGACTCGCGCACAGGTTATCAAATCTACTTTCCGAGTCTTAACTCTTAAGCTTGGAAAGGCAAAGATTCCAATGATTATGACTAACCACACATATTCGATTGTTGGGGCTTATGTTCCGACTTCTGAGATGGGTGGTGGTACTGGACTTAAGTATGCAGCATCAACAATCGTATACTTGAGTAAGAAGAAGGACAAGGATAGCGAAGGTGATATTGTTGGTAATATCATCAACTGCAAGTTGTATAAATCACGCTTCACGAAAGAAAATAAAATTGTTTCGGTTAAACTTAATTACGAAACTGGACTTGATCGTTACTATGGGCTAGTTGATCTTGCTCTTGAATCTGGTGTCTTTACAAAGACAAGTACTCGTATTACACTACCAGATGGAAGTTCTGCTTTTGAGAAGAACATCTATGAAAATCCTGAGAAGTATTTTACAAAGGAAGTTCTAGAGAAGTTGGAAAAAGCAGCACAGAAAGAGTTTAAATACGGCTCAAATGAACATTGAAAAAATCATTCTTCAGAATCTAGCAAGAAATGATTCTTATGCTAGAAAAGTTGTACCATTCTTAAAAAAAGAATATTTCCATGATCGTAATGAAAATATTGTATTCGATTCCATTCATAAGTTTATTATCGAATACAATTCATTACCAACTAAGGATGTTCTTTATATTTCTCTAGAAAAGACAAAATCAATCTCTCAAGATGATTTTCAGAACTCTATTGAAATAGTTGATGAACTCTATTCGGATTACGAAGAGAGTTCTATTGATTGGCTCATGAATGAGACTGAAAACTTCTGTAAAGAAAAAGCAGTCTATAATGCGATCATGAATTCTATTAATATCATTGATGGTAAGGATACAACACCAACCACTGCCATTCCTGATATTTTGTCAAAGGCATTGGCTGTTTCTTTTGACACTCATATCGGACATGATTACATCGAAGATTATGAGAAGCGATATGAGTTTTATCACAAGGTAGAGCAAAAGATACCATTTGATCTTGATGTATTTAATGAGATTACAAGTGGTGGTATCGTGCCAAAGACTCTATCGATTTGTATGGCTGGTACTGGTGTGGGTAAATCATTGTTCTTATGCCATTTTGCTGCTGCTTGCTTAAAGCAGCATAAGAATGTTCTTTATATCACATGTGAAATGTCAGAAGAAAAAATTGCTGAAAGAATCGATGCAAATATTCTTGATGTTGCAATCAATGATCTTAAAGCTCTTCCTCTTTCGGTTTATGAAAAGAAACTAAAGAACTCATGTGCTGATGTAAGAGGTAAGTTGATTATCAAAGAATATCCAACATCAACTGCCAATTCAAATCACTTCCGATTTCTATTGGATGAGTTAAGTCTTAAGAAGAAATTCAAGCCAGATATTATTTTCATTGACTATTTGAATATCTGCGCTTCTGCGAGAATCAAGGGTGGTAAAGTAAATTCCTTTGAATATATTAAAGCAATCTCTGAAGAATTAAGAGGTCTTGCTGTTGAATACAATGTACCATTGGTTACAGCAACTCAAACTAACAGAGAAGGATTTGCGAATAGTGATCCTGAACTTACTCACACGTCAGAATCATTCGGTCTGCCAATGACTGCTGATTTTATGTTTGCGTTGATCAGCACAGATGAGTTGGAACAATCTGGTCACATTCTGGTAAAACAATTGAAAAACCGTTATAATGAACGTCTTGGTAATAAAAAGTTCTTGTTGAAAATTAATCGTGGCAAGATGAAACTATATTCAGCAGAATCATCAGTCCCTCTGCCAGAACCAAAACCACAAGGACCAGATAATTTCTTCGGGAGAAAGAAGCAAAATAACTTTAATGATTGGAAGATGTGATGGCTCTTTACATAGATAAAAAGTATATCAATTTAGTTTCTTCAATGCTTCCTAAATTCAAATGGAAGAAAGAAACACTTGCTAATTGTCGATGTGTAATCTGTGGAGATTCTACAAAGAGTAAAGGCAAAGCCAGAGGATATTTCTTTGTTAAAAATAATAGCTTTTTTTATAAATGCCATAACTGTGGTGCTGGACTTAGTGTATATAATTTTTTGCAGCACGTTTCCCCATCTTTGTGTAAAGATTATTCGGTGGAAAGATTCTGTGCTGGAGAAAATCGTGGCAACTTTAAAAAGCCTACACAGGAAGATCTATATCCGATCTCTGCAATTAGGCCAAAATCTTACAATTTTCAGTATCTTGTAGATTTACCAGAGGATCATAAAGCTGTTCAATACGTTATTGAACGAAAAATCCCAAAAGAAAAATGGGATGATATTGGATATACAGAAGATATGGGTAAACTAGCGGAGGAATTCGATGAGTCGTATAAAGATAGGTTTTCTAAAGAGGATAGGCTTGTGGTTGTCATTCGCAATAGCAGTGGCATTTGCGGATTTCAGTGCCGAACCTTCTCAAAGAAAACAAAAAGAGGAATGAAATATTTTACTCTCAAAAAAGAAAAAGAACTATGCTATTACGGTTTAGATAAAGTTGATTTGACTAAAAAATTCTATATTCTAGAAGGTCCAATTAATTCAATGTTTATTCCTAATGCAATAGCTACATTGGGATCTAGTAATTTCATTCAAGTCCATGAAAAAATAGATGATACAAATGCAGTTTATGTATTAGATAATGAACCATATAAAAAAGAAACTGTGCAGTTATTGGAGAAGTTGATAAACATGAAAAAAACTGTTTGTATTTTTCCAGAGAACATTACAGAGAAAGATATTAATGATATGGTTTCTGCTGGATTGGATCCGAAAAAATTAATTGATCAAAACACATACTCAGATTTAAAAGCTAAATTGGTGTTAACAAAATGGAAGAAAACAATGATATAAATGATGATTTCTTCGAAGAAGAAGATGAAAATCTATCAGAAGATGATCAAGCATATTTGTTAGAAAAAATGTTAGATACATTGATGGTATTTAATTCTCATTTTGCTCAATATGTTCGAGAATCAAACCCAGAACTATTTAAAAAGGCTGTAGATTATGCAAAAACCTTTACAGAGGAAGATGTTCCTGGTATAATGCTACACTATTCTATAGAGGATGAGGAAGATAAAAAAGATGACAAAAAAGATTGATGTTTTAGATAAAGGTCATGTTGAATTAATTTCACATATGGGTGATGACTTAACCGTTGTTAACGCAGCGCGTGTTTCATTTAATAAACAAAGTGAATGGGACCATCCAGATAGTCATGTTCCCGCGAATATTCTTTCGGAAAAAGATAAGAAACTGATCAAATATCTTGCTGAACATAAGCACTGGACACCATTTGCACACCCACAAATAACTTTACGAATCAAAGCACCTATTTTTGTTCGCGCACAATTGGGTAAGCACCAAATTGGTTTGGTTATGAATGAGGTTTCTCGTAGATACGTGACCTATGAACCAGATATTTACAAACCAAAGTGGAGAAAGGCTCCTACTGATGGGGCTAAACAGGGTAGTTCTGGATTTATGACACCGAATCCATATGTTTTGGACATGTATGACAATGCTTGTCAAGATGCCTTGGATGCTTATGATGAGCTATTAAAGCAGGGTGTAGCCCCCGAACAGGCCCGTGGGATTTTACCCCAGGCTACGTACACCGAATGGTGGTGGACAGGCTCCCTAGCGGCCTACAGCCGCGTATATGCCCAAAGAATTGATGCCCATGCTCAATGGGAAGTCCAAGAATACGCCAAGGCTATGGGGGAATTAATTGAGCCATTGTTTCCTGTATCTTGGAAAGCATTGTCAGGAACAGCTAAATAAGAAGCATTTAAGGAGTATGAATGAATAATTTACCAAGTCAGTACCAAGAATTTATTTACAAGTCACGTTATTCTCGCTGGATTGAATCAGAGAATAGACGAGAAGAGTGGCCAGAGACAGTAAAGCGTTATTTTGATTTTTTTGAGACACATCTCAAGGAGAATCAGAGTTATATCTTATCAGCAGAACTTCGTTCTGAACTGGAATCAGCGGTTTTAAATTTGGAAGTAATGCCATCCATGCGGGCTTTAATGACAGCAGGAGAGGCTTTGAAGCGAGATAATGTTGCTGGATACAATTGCTCATATGTGGCCGTAAACAATATTCGTGCCTTTGATGAGATTCTATACGTCCTCATGTGTGGTACGGGCGTTGGATTTAGTGTGGAGAGACAATATGTTGAGAAACTTCCTACAATCGCTGAACACTTTACTAATTCAGATACCACTATTATCGTTCAGGACAGCAAAGTTGGTTGGGCTAAAGCATATCGGGAACTCGTATCCCTACTTATTGGAGGTCAAATTCCAAAATGGGATGTGTCTAAAGTACGCCCTGCTGGTGCAAGACTCAAAACATTTGGTGGTCGAGCTTCGGGGCCAAGACCCCTCGTTGATCTCTTTCAATTCACCATTGATACTTTTAAGAGAGCGGCAGGAAGAAAGCTTACTTCCATCGAATGTCACGATATTGTTTGCAAGATCGCGGAGATTGTCGTTGTCGGAGGCGTTAGACGCTCTGCGCTTATTTCTCTGTCCAATCTCACGGACGAACGAATGCGAGATGCTAAGAGCGGTGCTTGGTGGGAACAAAACCCTCAACGAGCCTTGGCAAATAATTCAGTTGCCTATAAAGAGAAGCCAGAAATTGGAATTTTCATGGAAGAATGGATCTCTCTCTATAAGTCCAAAAGTGGTGAAAGAGGCATCTTCAATAGAGAAGCGGCAAAGAAAACTGTCGCAAAATTAGGTGATCGTCGTGATTCTTCCTATGACTTCGGAACGAATCCATGCAGTGAAATTATTCTTCGTGATCGTGAATTCTGTAATCTTACAGAAGTTGTAATTCGTGCAGATGATACACAAGATAGTGTTGCTCGCAAGATACGAATTGCAAGTATTCTTGGTACTTGGCAAGCATCACTTACGCACTTCCCGTACCTTTCTTCTACATGGAAGAAGAATTGTGAAGAAGAAGCACTCCTTGGTGTTTCTCTTACAGGTATTCTAGATAATCCATTAATGGGTAGTAAGGATCATCGTTTGTTGTCTGGTGTTCTAGAAGATCTTAAGAAAGTAGCAATCGATGCAAACAAGGAATGGTCTGATAAACTTGGTATAAATCCTGCTGCTGCAATTACTTGTGTAAAGCCTTCGGGAACAGTTAGTCAATTGACTGATGCTGCGTCTGGTATTCATGCTCGTCACAGTGAATATTATATTCGCACAGTTCGTGCTGATCGAAAGGATCCACTCTGTCAGATGATGATTGATCTTGGATTCCCCGCAGAACCATGCGTAATGAAACCAGATCATACGATGGTATTCTCATTCCCAATGAAGGCAGTTGGTTCAATTACTCGTAACGATTTGACTGCAATCGAACATCTTGAATTGTGGTTGACATATCAACGTCATTGGTGTGAACACAAACCGAGTATCACGATCACAGTGCGTGAACATGAATGGATGGAAGTTGGTGCATGGGTATATAAGCACTTTGATGAAATCAGTGGTATTTCATTCTTACCACATTCGGATCACTCATATCGACAAGCACCATATCAAGACTGTACTAAGATTGCATATACTGCTCTGGCCGCAGAAATGCCTAAAGATGTAGATTGGACAATGCTTTCGAATTATGAAAAAGAAGATAAGACAGCAGGATCACAGACATATGCCTGTAGTGGTGATAAATGTGAAATGGTTGATCTTACAACTTGACAAAAACTGAGTTGGTGTTATAATACTAAAACTCCCCCTCGTTGGGGGATTACGGAGAAAAATATGATTAAGAATGTAATGGCAAGTATCGTAGCAACCGTGATGTTTGGTGCTGAGGCAATGGCAGATTTCATCGTTGTTAATAATCCAGTAGTTGATACT